TTATTTACAGCTGAGCCCCTTGGAGCATTGCCAGCATCCCCTCGCGGTCGCTTGGACCCTCGGGTGACTCATCTCCAGATCCGAGATCAACACCGTTTGCCGTTTTGGCGTACAGTGTGACGCCTCCCTCGCCAGCTTCCTCAACAGTGCCCTCAATGGTGACCGTCACAGTGTCGCCAGCTTGTGGCATCACTTGCTCCTCACCGTCCATGATGGCTACCGCCTCAGTGGGTATCGTTATCTCGAATGGCATAATGATTAAGCCCCGTAGCCGGTCTTGGAGTAGACGCGAGCGATGTGTTTAGGCTGGATGTTCTTGGCAGCGAAGAAGCTCTTGAAACCAACGAGGATTCGCTGGTTCAAAGGATCACTCTTGTCTGCACCAGTGGTGATGTAGACTGATGGGCTGTAAGGGCTCTGACTGCCAAGGGCTGGCACGCCGTAAGCCTGAGCACCAACAACAACAGAACCGTATGCCTTATCGGACGCAGAAGCGTTGTAGGTGAACTGAGAACCAGCGGCATCACAGATCCAAGGCTCGGTGGTTTCGACGAAACGGACACCGTGCATACGACCGATCTCACCGCGCAGACGAGCTTGAGGCTCGGCATAGTGGTGGGCTTCTTGCCACTCAGAGTCAGACAGCAGATCACGAGCCTGTTGAGGACCAACAACTGCAACGAATCCACCATCGATAGGAGTGGCGGCTTCGATCTTCAGAGCGGTAGCAGCATCCAGCCAGTCACTAGCGTCAGCAGCGGTGATAGAAGCACCGAAAGACGTAGGAGAACCGGAGTAGATGTTGTTGCCAGTTGGGATGTCACCGTCATTGCTGAACAGCTCAGCACGGATCACGCTATCCAGCTTCAAGGCGCTGTCACGACCGATCCTCAAGGTGGCCTGTTCGATGTTGTTGAACAGAGCGGTCGCATCAGCGATGTCGGAGATGCTCAGCACCTGACCATACTGAGTCAGAGCTTTCTCGACGTATTCGAGCTGTAGCGCCTTGGTGGTTGGAGTTGTTCCCTCAGTAAGAGAGTCAACATTCGCGGCATCCCCGGGGAGATAGCGGAAGAAACGGATCGTGGTTCCACCAGCACGCTCAGGCAAAGCTGCCTTCATTGCGAACTGGTCCAAAACAACGGTCTTCTCGATGGTGCTCAACAGCTCCCTAGAGAAGTATTCTTGCATTGCCTGAGAGATGTCATTTGCTCCACTCCCGGCGCTAGTACTGATAGTAGAATCTGCCATAGTATTTCCTTATCTTGTGGCTGAGCGAGTCATGCGAAGAATCGCTTCACGCTGCTCATCGCGGCTCATGTCGCCAAACCCTTTCGGGGCTGATCGACGAGGAACATCGCTCGTGCCTAAATTTAGTTTTCGTTTGTAGTTATCGAGCTCCTCGCGGAGCTTCTTGTTCTCGGATGAAACTGTCTCGAGTTTTTTCGAGTTGACGTAGTATTCGGCAACCTCGACTGCATCTCGAAACCCAGACGAGTAGGTTGACAAGGCTGGCTTGTTCTTGAGCAAAAACTCAGTGGCCTTATAAAGCTCACTTTCTGGATTGTTCAGATCAGGCTTGTCCTTGACCAACTCACTCACGGAGTCAGACCATTCCTTCTTGAATCGATTGACCTCAACAGTCTTCTGAGCGTTCTCACGTTTTGACCTAGCCTCCTTAGCCATTCGCATGGCTTCCTCTGCTAGTTCCGGTTCGCCTGAGTCGCGAAATCTTTCTGCCACCGCTTCGTAGACATCTGGTGATGCCTCTTCCCCTTTATTGGCGATTTCGTCGGCTAGTCTGTTCCGGTCTGATTCGAGCTGGCTGCGCGATGCTTCAATTTCCTCTTTAGCCACTCTGAGAGACTCACGTTCTTCTTGAAGTTTCTGCCATGTTTTCTTCTGGCGCTCTTCAGCTTTACGGAGTTTCTCGTATCTCGATTCAGTCTTCTCGTCAGATGCTTCTGACTGTTCAGAGTCAGTTGATTCAGCCGGTTGGGCTTCCTCCACTTGAGCCTCTTCATTTACAGCGATTGGCTCGTCCGCTGAGGGTGACTCTTGCTCTGGATTGGCAGTGGGCGTTTCTGCCGGGGTTTCGCCCGAGATGAGACGCAGCATCGCGTCTCGGTCCATGGCTTCTGTCATATTTCTTCGCTATCATCGGAGTCCACGAGCAGTCCGTTCGAGACCAGCGTGTCCAGAGCGGCGATGCCGTCTCTGAAGCCCATGGCGTATCCAACATTGTATTGAGCCTTGTCGGCTCCTCGGTCAATAGACGCAAAGGA